ATGCCCTGCTGCTGGCCTGCGAGGTGTTCGCAGCTACGCCATATCTCGGATGAGACTTGACTCAGCCACATAACCTTCTGTGTTGATACCGAACTCCTCGGTGATCGCGGCGATGTCCTCAAGAACGCCTGGAGTATCGCGCAAAATGTAGAGAACGCTACCGAAGCGCTCGCGGTTGGTAGAAACGTCGGTGCAGGCGTCATGCAAATGCCAGAGCAGCTTCTCGACATTGCCAAAAACCGCCAAAGCAGTCGACGTATCAATGAGATGGGACGTGAAATCTGCCTCGTCCTCGTGGACCGCAACGTCGCGCGAGCGGACGCCGAAATGAAGCAGTCGCGTCTGATCAAAATTCTCATCCCCAACCAAATCGTCCCCCGCGCATGTCCATCCACGACAGCCACCATAAGCTGCCATGACGGATCTGGAGAAGGTGTTCTGGGTGGTGGTAGACAGCTGGCCTGAAGAAGTAACGCCGTACTTCTCGCACAACCAGACCTCGCCCTGGTTGTTAAGGACGTGGCTGCTCAAAATGTGGGCATACCTCCTAACCAACCGGCCAACATCTTGGTCGCCGCAATTGTCGCCTCGGCGCTCACCGTCTGCGTGGATAAAGGAGCCATCGATTGACAAATCAAAGGCTGACGCGTCACTTGACACGTTCCTCTGTGCCACGCCCTCAGCGGTGAACGCTCTAACGAGGTGACGCAATCCTTCCGGGCTGTGTCCCATACCCAATGCCGCGCAGGTCAAAGACCCGGACTGATATGCATCAACATGAGCGGCATTGTCGGCTTTGTGCAACAGTGCTTGGACGGTCAGATCGATGAGGCTGCTGATCCAGATCAGCCTAAACCTGCCCTCTTCCGTCTTCTGGGGCGAATGCCCCTCCCCCTTCATGAAGATGTCCTTGACGTCGGCACAGCCGAGCTGAACAAGCTCAATCGGATTGAGGTCGTCGAGCTGGCTACCGGCCACGGCGATCAAAATGAGCCTGCTGAGAGCCAAATCAGCAACTTCTTCCGGATGGGCCCTCACCCATGCGGCCTTCTTCATGTTGCGGTACGCGCACTGACACCGGAGGACTTATCCTCAAAGCCAAGGAAAGTCTTCAGGAAGCCGGTCTCACCCTCCTCCAGATAACTCTTAATGGGTGTATCACCAATGCCCGCGGCATACTTCTCGCGGACGAGCTTGACCGCCGCGTCGAAATCCTCCTGCTGCTCAGCAGTGAGTTTGGGACGGCTAGCGGTGGCGAGCTTCGCCTGAGCGCGAAGAGACCTATCAATGTTCTTCTTGGAGCTGGCGGGAATCTTGTACTCGCCCTTGGTGCACCCGTGGCGCCTGTCTGCATAATACGACTCCGCCAAAGAGCGGAGACGCTTCTGCAGATCGGACTCGTTGTTATTGATCTTCTTCACCTTCCCAGCACGCTGTGCCTCGTAGGAACCAACACGACGGAAATAAGGAGTGCCATCCCGGTCGGGAATGGTCTCGCAGTCTCCTTCCAACGCCCACTCGGGCGAAACCTTCTTCATGTAGTCACGTAGCAAAGAATTGGAGGGGACGGCGAGAACGGCACGGAGCCGCTCCCGAACATCGTCGGTTGCTTCTTCATTATAGTAAGAAATTTCCCTCAAAACGCGTGGCGCCTCATCATGTAGAATCCCATGCTTCCAAGACCGGACATTACGGTCCATGTCAAGGAGAATCTGCTGGCGGGCAATAGTAATTGCCTGCTCTGCAAGACTCTCGCCCACAGGAGGCTGAGGGGGAAGTAGCGAGGGGCCTGGCTCAACAACCGACTTCTGCATTGACAAATATCGCTGCGAAGCGCCCGGTCGGGCGTGGCCGGTCCAACCATGCTTGAGTTCCATCATCTCGTCCTCGTCCTCGGACTCATAATC